TGAAAGAAAGCCGTCCAGGCGGCCTCATCTATAGCGGACGCTGATCACTATGGCACAACCAACTTTCACGCTTGAAGTTGAATATGGGCTCACTGTTCGCAGAGGCACGCGCGTTAGGCGCGTGCAATTTGGCGATGGCTACGAGCAAGTTGTACCGGATGGTGCCAATACTGACATCAGGAAGTATGACATTAGGACCACCCCAATCACTGATGCGCAAGCAGAGGCGTTAGACGATGATTTGTCTGCATTGTCAGGTGATTTCTTTTATTCACAATTCAAGCAAGATGATGCAGTGTACAAATATCGCCTTGATCCAAATGAATGGTCTTGGGAATGTTCAGGTCCAGATGTGAACATTATTTCTTTTTCGTGTAAGCGCGTGTACGATTCCAGGGATTAATTATGACCATTCAATCTGATGTATCGCAGACGTGGCATGATGCCATCATCGAGCTATTTGAACTGGATCTGTCAACCATCACTAGAAGCGCAGGAGATAAGTATTATTTCACGGCCAATCTCATGCCTGATAATACAAAAATTTCGTGGAAGGGAATTACTTACGAGCCGCTCCCCATTGCAGCAACTGGATTTGAGCGTACTACAAAAGGGCAAATCCCTACTCCCGAGTTGACGGTGGCCAATGTCTTGGGGACGTTGGCTTCAGTGGTCAATACGTTAGATGACTTAGTGGGCGCAAAAGTAACAAGGCGCCGCACCTTGTTGAAGTACTTAGATGGTGGGGCCTCGCCAGATCCATCACAAGAATTTCCAGATGACATATTTTATGTGGAGCGTAAAATTGCAGAAAGTAGCATTACCATTACATGGCAACTTGCCAGCAAAATTGACCTAGAGGGACTGCAATTACCGCGAAGAATTATTACGCAAAATTATTGTTTGTGGAAGTTTCGCGGCTCAGAGTGCGGTTACAACGGCGTGGCCGTTGCTGACCAATTCGACCAGTCAATAGTCACTGGCGGGGCGTCCTCTCCAGAAGGCAGTGCGTATATTGACGCATTTAATGCATTTACTGCGGCGAAAGCAAAACTTGCCACCGCGGAAGCCATCAAGAATAAGCTGTTTGCTCAAAAAGAAACTGCATGTGATGCGTCATCTCCAGAAACGTATGGAGCCAATTTTGTCTTCAAGAGGGGCGGTGATGTTGATATAACTTTTTTCATTCAGACCGAAGATGCAGCGATTGCTGTGTGGGATGGCAACAATGTAAGCATTTCGGGATTCAACCCCAATTACAGCCCTGGTTACAAGCAAAACACAGGACGAGGGCCAGGCGAAGAGAAAAATGGAACAGGGGAGGTCTACGCTGTTGAGCGTAATGGCATTACTCTTCCATTTAACGATTCAACTTTCGCAATGAAGGATGAAGATCAGCAGCCAATATTTATTGTTAGCGGCCAGGTGGTAGTAAGTAGCGGGTTTGTTTCTTATAGTCTTGGCGACTATGCAAGTCCAGGCTTCGCTCCCATGAGAAGCCTGGCTTCCGTGGAATATGGTGCAGCGCAATGTGCCAGTAAGACGGCAGAATATGATGCTGCATTAAGCCTGTATAACGATGCTCTTGATGAATTCAATGCTGCGCAGGCGGCTCTTAATGCCGCCTACGCGGCATTGCCTCCTGGGGATGATATTTTGAAGCGTGACCGCTGCGGAAAACGGTTGCAAAGTTGCCGCTTGAGATTCACTAATGGCAACTTACCATTTGGTGGATTTCCTGGCGCCAACTTGGTAAGATGATTCCACTTTCAATTAAACAGGCTATTGCAGGAGAAGCCCGCAAGGCTTCTCCTAATGAATGTTGCGGATTGATTGTCAATGGGGCGATTGTTTCTTGTCACAATTCATCCCCATCGCCTTCCGATTATTTCACGATTACTGCCGAAGACTACATAAAAGCTTCTGCGATGGGAGAAGTGGAGGCGGTGTATCATTCGCACGTTGGTGGCACAAGGGGCTTTTCACGGCCCGATATAGCGGCATGCAAACAAAGCAATGTGCCGTGGATTGTTTTCCATGCACCATCGGGAGATTTTTTCTACGCTGACCCCACTGGAGGCGCCCCTTATGAGGGGCGCCAATGGACTTATGGCATTCATGATTGCTATGCCATTGTGAGAGATTTTTACAAGAGGGAGCTTGGTATTGAGCTTGACGATTTTAAGCGGGGAGATGAAATGGAATGGGAAAACAAGGGTTGGACTATGTTCGTTGATAATTATTCTCGGCAAGGGTTTTACGAGATAGAAAGCCCGGAGCAGAAAGGAGATATTTTGTTAATGCAAGTTGGCGCCCCATCTCCGAATCATGTGGGAGTAATGACAGGGCAAGACAATTCTTTTTATCACCACTTAATGGACAGGTTGTCAGAGAAAAGTGTTTATGGAGGTTATTGGGCTAAAGTAACAACTAAGACGCTGAGGCATGAGGGCGCAAGAGCATGAAGCGGCGGATGGTAGAAGTGAAGCTTCTTGGGGAGTTGGGACGCCGTTTCGGGAGGTCGTATAAGTTCATGGTGCGCAATCCACGAGATGTTATTTCTGCGTTGTCTAACCAGCTCGATGGGTTTAAGGACTATCTTTGTGGCGCCCATGAAAATGGAATGGGCTTCAAGCTTGTTGACGAAGATCCAGAAGGAATGAATTATGACGGCGTGATGATGAGCTGCAAACAGCTTATCATTGCTCCTGTTATTGCTGGATCTGGGGGGAAGGGGATGTCGATCGGCCAGATTTTATTGGGCGCAGCACTGATTGGTTTGGCATTCATTCCAGGCATTGGCACGGTTGCCGCAGGGGGTGGACTTGCCGCAGCAGGTGCAACTGTCGGAAGCCTCTCCAGTGTTGGCACCGTACTGTTTGGGCTTGGCGCAAGCCTGCTTTTAACTGGGATCGCTGGCCTCCTCACGCCACCAATTCAAACACCTGGCACTGATTCAAAGAAGAAAGACAGCTTTATGTTTGATCGGGCCGTGGAGCTTACCACCCAGGGCTACCCCATTCCGCTGCTGTATGGGCGATATTTGGCCGTTTCGCCATTGGTTATTTCCTCTTCAATCAGCACTGAAAACATCTCAGCGTAGCAATGAAGGACAACCTCACTGGCGAAGTTCAGCAATGGTCAATTAGCGGTGCTGGCGGCAAAGGTGCTGGCGAAGGCCCCGTTGAAGATCCAGACACTTTGCGAAGCAAGGCTCAAGCAAAGGTGTTGGCACTTTTTAGCGAGGGAGAAGTGCAGGGTTTTCCCAGTAATTTTTCTGCCGAGCAAAGAGGGCAAAGAATCTTCTTGAATGATACGCCTCTTGTTAATCCAGATGGCAGTAAAAATTTTGAAGGTGCCAGCATTTCTTTTGCTACTGGCACGCAGGCACAGTCGTCATTGCCGGGATTTAATGATGTGCGCATCGAGCAATCAGTGGGCATCAAAGTACAAAATCGCATTGGACCAGTATCTGCAACTACAACCAGTTCCACATTGAGCAAATTGGTTGTGCGAGTGGGAGTGGCATCACTGTTCCGCGTAGAAGAAGAGAGTGGTGATGTTAAAGGGAGTGAGGTGAAATTTACTATTCAAATTATTGATGCTCTTGGTTCGACAATTAAAATCAGAGGCGAAAGTATCAAGGGTAAGTCGAGGGGGCCTTATGACGCGGAATATGAATTTAGCCTTTCTGGCACTGGGCCATGGACTGTAAAGGTGAGAAGAGATACAGGCGATCCTGACAATTTAAAAATCAATGATGATTTCTATTTCAAGGCGATTGTCGGCATCATTGAAAATACATTGCGCTATCCCAATTCGGCGCTGATGGGGTTTAATGTTTCTTCTGAATTTTTTGATAGTGTGCCAAAAATTTCCGCTGAGTTGCTTGGCATCAAAATACAAGTGCCAACAATTTATGACGGAGCCTCTAACACCTATTCGGGAGTGTGGGATGGAAGCTTTAAGACAGAGGCAAATAACAATCCTGTATGGGTGTTTTATGACCTCTTGACGAACTCTCGCTATGGCTGTGGCGATTTTATTGATAAAGAAGATATTGACATTTACTCTCTTCTTCCTATTGCCAAGTATTGCGATGAGATAGTTTCTGATGGTCGAGGCGGAACGGAAAAGCGTTTCACTTTTAATGGCTACATCAACAATCGTGGTGACGCCTATGAGGTGCTGAATTCGTTGGCGGCGGCATTTCGCGGGATGATTTATTACGCGCAAGGGCAAATTATTGCCACTCAGGATCGCCAAGCTTCAGCAGTGAAGCAGTTTTCTCCCGCCAATGTCATTGTTGAGGTGTCTGATGGTGGGGAACTGACAAAGCCAGCTTTTGTTTATGAGGGTACTGGCCTTAAGGCACGAAAAACCGTTGCACTGGTGTCATGGAATGATAAGGATGATCGCTACAAGGCAAAGATTGAATATGTAGAAGATAGAGATGGCATTGATCGGTATGGCTATCGCGAGCTTGAGGTGAGAGCACTTGGCTGTACGTCTCAAGGGCAAGCCCAGCGCGTAGGGCGTTGGGCGCTAGTTACCAATCTGAATGAAACGGAAACTGTTACCTTTAAGGTGGCAGCAGAAGGTTTCTTTTTGATGCCTGGTGAAGTTATTGAAATTGCAGACCCCTATAAAAGCGTGGGCATTTACGCGGGTATGCTTGCTGCTGTGGGAACAAGTGCAGTGGTACTTGACAGAGAAGTGTCCCTAGAAGTCAATAAAACTTATGAAATCATCATTCGCACTGGGGATGGTCTTGACCTTGTGGCGACTGTTACAAGCAGTCCAGGATCCACCGACAACATTACTTTCTCTCCATCGTTCACCGAGGAGCCTGCGCTGCCAGCAGCATGGATCATTCGCGAGGCAGGAGTAACACCACGCAAATATCGAGTGATTGGACTGAATGAGGACGATAATGTCATAACAGTGTTGGCATCTGCTTACTATGAAGATAAATATGCAATTGTTGATGATTTCACGAAGCTTTCTTCTGAGACCACATCAATTGCAGGCCTAGCCATCACCCCAATGGTTAGTGCTGGCAGTGTTGTACTAAAGGTCACCTAATGGCGCAAATTGAAGTGACATGGAAATGGCCGCAATACAGCGGGTATTCCATTTTGAATGCCATTAATCCTGCAATATGCTGGCATGAGCCGCGAAACAATCCACTTATCAAGGAGTTTGCTGTAGAGCTATATCGCGAAGAGGATGACCGATGGGTGGACCTTGGCCGCACCACTGCTGATTACGTGCGTATTGATTCGCAGGATTACGATATACGAACGTCTTATCAGATAAGGATTGCTACAATCGGGATAAATAGGCGGCAGTCGCCATGGTCTTATAGCCAGCGATTTGTTGCATCGCCATTGAGATTTGATTTCACGTCGCCCGACACTGTGCGACTTCCTGATGGCTCTTCTAAATTAAACCAGCGTCTGCTGTTTTTGCTTTTTTAATCATGGCACTGTTTGGTCTTGATGCCGCTGGTAATTCTGCCTATGTACAGGCGGTCGGTAATGGCGCGGAAAGCACGCCTTACATCTTGCAACACGATATTTTGCCGTCTGGCATCAAGAGCGCATGGGTGGCGAGTACTAGCGGAGAAGTGGTGGTATCTGGCGTAGCTACGAAAGAGCTGCGAGTGTTAAACGTGGCCATCACGGCAACAAGCGGAGGCACTGTTCAGTTCCGAAGCGGCGCCTCTGGCACCACATTGACACCTGCGTTCCCCGTGTACGCATCAGGCACCCCGTTGTCATTTGGCAGTCCGATGGGGCTGTTCCAGACCACCGCTGGAGAAGGCTTGCAAACGGTCGTCAGTAGTGGCATTGAATACCAGGCCTTGATCACCTATCGCGAGGTGTAAGGATGACACGCATTGTTGGCTTTCTAGAAGGGGCCAGCGGGCCTCTTAGCGGACGACTCTACGTGAAGGCAGGGGGCGCCTTCATTGGCGCCCCTGCTAAGGATTTGTCCTTCAAGGTGGAGGATGGCATTGTCGATGTGGAGCTACCTCCATGCCCTCCTGGTATGCCCTACTTTGTCGACTGGAAGGATACGGGTGACATTAGCCGCTTGAAGTATGTGGAGCGTTGGCGCGTGCCCGCTGCTCCTGAAGTGAGCATTGAAGAAGTGCGTGGTCTTGTTAAGTCGCGCCCTGGTCGTGCGCAAGCAGCGAGCAAGAAAGGCGAGCTGCTTGAGGCCAAGATGCTCAAGAATGAAATTAACGAGCTGACGGCAAGTCTGCAGCGGCTTGAGCAGGAGAATGCCAAGCTCTTGCGTGAAGTGACGGACGCTGAGAGCAAGGCCGCAGCAGCGCAGGCCAAGAGTGCTTCGATGGTGT